ATTATTTTCAGGTGTTATGTAAGAAGTATCTGAGAATCGTAATAATTTACCTGCTGCTAGTGTTATATTATCAGCAATCACTAGAGTAGAAGCCATATCTACAGCTCCGTCTATATCTACTACGTCTAGGTTAGTTGTACCATCTACGTCTATATCGCCTGATATGTCTAGTGAGGTAGCTGTTAAAACTCCAGTTACACCTAAAGTACCGCCAACAGTCATATCGTCAGTTACGGTTAAATCGTCTTGTACTTTTAAATCTACTACGTTAAGACTAGCGAAAGCGTCAGTAATAGCTGCTCCACTTCCTGCTCCGTCTGAGTAAACTACTTTTACGTCTCCTGCAGGAATAGTGATATTAGCTCCACTACCTTGGGAAATGATTATATTTTGAGAACCGCTAGTAGCGTTTTCAATAAACCACATTTTACTAACGGTGTTAGGACCAATAGTAATAGTACAGGCTGAATCTAAAGTACCTGTATATTTAAGGTACATTGACCTTCCAGGGTCGGTTGCTCCGTCTGCTATAGTTGTTGTATGCGTATCAGCATTAGTTGTTATAGCTTCAGTACCATAACTAAAAGCTTCAGCAATTAATTCTAAGTTTGTGTTTGTAACTTCGCCCCATGTACCACTAGCATCCCCAGTAGCCATCTCGTTAAGTCTTAAGTCATTTACGTATGTACTTGCCATTTTTGTTCTCCGTTTTTGATTATACCTTATTTTTTATGTAATTGTTAAGCAACTTCTTTCCAATTTGGTGTTTGAGTATCTGAAATAGTTGAATAGTTGGGTGTTTGAGTTGTTGAAACATCTGAATAACTTGGTGTTTGAGTATCGTTTACTAATCCCCAAATGTTTACAGTTTTAACTTTACCCTGTCCTTCTACTCCTGTAAGAGCCACAACCGCTTTAGCTATAAGGGTTACAGAACCTACTCCTGAAGTTCCTGCTAAACCTGTTACGCTTATTGTATTAGAAGTTCTTTGTGTAACCGTACCTAACGTTGAAGTAAGTCCTGGACCTGTAACAGCTACATTTGCTCCTGCTGTAACGGTTTCTTCACCTAAACTTGTAACTGAAGCTACAGCGGTAACACCCGTTACTGCTGCTCCTGCCGTAATAGCATTACCTAATGCAGAAGTACCTACATTACCTGTTGTTGTGGTATTAGCATCTGCTGCAACACTTTCATCACCTAAAGTACCTGTTCCAGCAATACCTGTAGGTGAGATATTAGCGGTACCTATTACTGTTTCGTCACCTAACGTTCCTGTTGATGAAACACCTGTAGGTGAAATATTAGCTTCTGCTACTACGCTTTCGTCACCTAACGTTCCTGTTGATGAAACACCTGTAGGTAAAATAACAGCTGTGCCTATTACCGTTTCATTTCCTAATGAAGAAGTAAGACTGAAACCAGTAACGCTTACATCTGCATTAGCGGCTACTGTTTCATTACCTAAAGTTGCGGTTCCTGCAACACCTGTAAGTGTTATATTAGCTTCTGCTACAGTAGTTACACTAGTAACAGAACCTGTAGCGGAAACTCCTGTTAGTTCAACAGGTAAAGATGCACCCCAAGCAGCACTGCTCCAAGTACCTCGACCCCAACCTGTCACACTCGACATAAGTGATTTAAGCTATTCTTATAATAGCGTTTGAAGCATCTGCTGTTGGGAATTGAATTGTAAAATCACCCGCTGTTGACGTTTTATCGCCACCAAAATCTAATACACATACTGAGGGGTCTCCACTTGCAGCTTCGTTATAGATTAATGCACCTCTTGCAGTGATTGTAGCAGTACTGAATGTTAAATCATTAAAATCAGTTAAAGCTGTTGTACCCGAGGTTGTGGGGGTAACACTTGTTAAAAATGCACCTTTAGCAGTATATCCAGTTCCACTCACTTCGTTACTCGAAGTATATGCAGTAGTAGCCGCGTCTAAAGAAGCACTACTTGTATAAAGTGCTAACTTAAATTGGTCACTTGCTGCGGTAAAATTATGTGTAGCAGTCATTAATTCTTTTTTAAATGATGTACACATTGCTTGCGTTATTGCCATTATATTCTCCTTATGATATCAGCCATTTGTTTATGACCTTGTTTTTCTAATAAACCCGCTACTGTCGCTCTATCACTTGCAATAGCTTGCTTTATATATAATAAAATAACTTGTTGTATCGTGTCTTTAAACGCTTCTGCTTGGGCTTTTACCATAGGGTCAGCGTTATCACTTATACCAATAAGTTTTTCTACTAATCTTTCAGTCCAATATTCAGGACTTAAACCTTTATTATCTGTTGTTTGAACATTAACAGTTCCTAATGTTGGTTTTACATCTACACTAAACATTCGTTGTTCCTTGCGGCATTATTTTAATTTGGTCGTTTCTTGCTTCGTCTCTAACATCTTTATACTCACCTAATAATTTTAACATAGCTAAAGCTTCTTGATATTTTTGTTCGTACAATGATATTGTATTTGGGTCAGCTTTCATAAAAACAGCACCTTCTACTAAAGAACCGTATAACATAGCATTAGGAGCATTATCAGATAACCAAGTTTGATTGTCGTCTCCCACAGTAGTTAATGAATTAGGTCTGTAGTTATAGTGAAGTTCAACAGAATAATTTGTATTTGGTGTAGGGGCTACTATAAAAGTGTCTTCATCAAACTGAGCATAGTAAAGAGGTTCGCCAGTTGTGGCTTGTTGCGGTGTGTAATCTCTAATAAAAGAAACGTGTTTTAATAATAAATAACTATAGTTATTACTTCCGTCTATCAAAGCTAAACTAAATGGTGATAAAAAATCCGTCGGCGTAGATAAATAAGTATTGTCTTGAGTCAATGTTCCTGTGACATTTTTACGGAAAACAGGAAGCTGTACAGATTTTAAAATACGTTCTTCTGTTGTCTGTATAAAAGTATCTAAGGTGTTTACAAAGGTAGTTTCAGTATTATCTAAATAATTCTGGACCGCTGTTTTTAATCCACTATATGTAAATCCTGCCATTATGCTATACCCACTGTTACGCTTCCTAAACCACTAGTTGCTCCTAGTCCATCAAAAGCTGTTCCTACAGGGTCAGCTTTAAAAGTCATACCGCTCCCTGCGTTTGTAGTGATTATAACCCCTAATTGACTTTTAGGTAAAGAAACGTCAGGGCGAGGTTTCCAAAGAACTTCTGCGTCTGCTGAAATACTAGGCGGGTCCAGTTGAGGATGTTTTGGCTCGTAACATTCATGACAGGTTCTGAAATTCTCCCAATTACCTTTTGCAGATTTGTAAGGATATCTAAAGCCGCAAGTATCACATATAAAATAAGCGTATTTACCTGAGGCGTATGACATTAGATATACTCATGTTTAGGGACAAGTCTTAAAGGTGAACGGTCTTCGTCATACCTTAAAGCGTTTGCTAAGTCCTGTTCGTATTGTTCTTTCATTATAGCAAGTTTTTGAACATTCTTTTTTAAACAAATATAATAAGCTAAGCCTGAAACTACACACGGCATAAACCTACTGGGTATATCTACATCGTTAACCTGTGCCGTATTATCTTCGATTCTACGCCAAACATAGTAAACGAGTTTGTCGGTTGAATTCTCGGGCGTTGGGTATAAATGAATAACTGGAGTTTTTAACCTTTCTAACCAATATTCTGTTGCTCTTGCTTGTGTCGATTTATTAGGAACACTTATATATTCATTCCTGTCTACCCTGGATAGGGTGTAATCAGTAACAGTATTATTTTCTGTTCTTTCTATATAAGCGTCTAAAATATCTATATCAAAGCTATTAAGGGTGTACTCATTAGTTCCTTGCGTTAGGGTAAGTTCTGCTTTAGAAACTTCCCACATTTGAATACCTCTGTTTGACCAATCCGCAAACATAATGTTTAAAGAACGTCTTGCAGTTACTGCGTCATAGGACGTACGAGCTTCTAATCCTGCAAGTTCGTACGCTTCTTCGATTGCGGTCGCTACATCTAAACTAAATGCACGAGTTCCTGAGGTTGCCATATTAGTTGTAGTATGCTACAAAAAAGTCGCAATTAGCTAATACGACATAGGCTCCTGTATTGAACTTAACTCCATCATTAGGTAGATAGTGGTCAAAAGATTCATTTGCCGCTGAACCGAATTTAAACTCTATTAAAAGCTTAGTTCCGCTAGCACTAGTTCCATCGTAGATTTTTATAGAACCGTCTGCTGCACTTGCTTGTGCCTGTACAGATTGAATTCTTATTGGACCTAAGTTGGTTGCAGTACCTGCACCAGTGCCTATGAACCCTTGTAGTTGCCCTGTGGCTGTTAAAGCCTTAGTTGCTTTTACATCGGATGAACTCATATTAAGCTCCTATTAAGCGTCAGCGAATGGAGTAACTAAAGTTCCTGAACCTAAAATAATACCTTCTACAGCATATTTAGCAGTAGCCATTGCTGTACATTTAACAATACTACCTGCTAATCCACCTTTAGTTGACCCGTTCATTGTGATAACATCGTTAGATGCACCTGAAATAAATGTTTTACCTGTTGCATTAGTAACACCAGTATATAACCCACCCACAAATTTATCAGTTCCATCAGTTAAGATGTCCATATCTGTTGCTGCTGTAACTACTATAAAAGTAAATGTAGCACCTAAGTTATTTGTTTGATTTGGGTCGTCGTTACTTCCTGGGGCAGTTGCTACGATTGAAGGTAAAGTAAACTTACCGTCTGCGTCATTACATACAAGAACTTTACCTGCATGGTCTGCTACTGTGATACTTGTGTCTGCAGTTAAACTAACGACGTTAGCATTACCTGCTGCGATGAATCCTGCTAATGATTTTACAGGACCTGAAAATGTTGATTTTGCCATATTAAGTCTCCTTAATAAACTCTATCGTCTTGGCTTGTCTGCTAGGTCAGTCGATAGATTATTATATTAATCCTAGAACTCTTGTCATGATACATCATTAAAATCAAAAAAGAAAGGGAGCCGAAGCTCCCTTAATTTTTTCACGAAAGTGAACTATGCTCCAGGTGAACCGAAGATACCTCTCCAGTCACTCCAACCAAAGCTGTAACGTTCTCTAGCTTTGTATCTTACATTACCAGTTTCGAAGTCGCCTTCCATACTAGTTGATACAGGAGTTCTAACAAAGTGTTTTAACCCGTTAGGTACGTCAGTTTTGATAAAGAAAGCATCAGTATCTGTTAGATAATGATTTACAACATAGCCTTCTGAGACCATTCCCATATTTCTAATTGCATTAATATCGTTATCTGAAGTACCAACTCTTCCAGGAGTTTCCATCAGTCTATCTGCTACGAATTGTAAAGCAGGCGGAATAATTAATTTTTTCGCCTGTGCATTAACTTTAAGATTTCTTTCATCTTTGAAATCAGCGATGTCAATCAACGCTTGTTCAAGAGAAGTCTCATTTAAGTCAGCCGCAGTAGCTAGTTCGTTTCTTAAGTCAACATTAGCAACAGTAGGATGGTCTGTAGCACAAAGCTCTTTCCCGTCTCCACCAACATATGAAGAACTAAACGCATTGTTTAATACGTTAGCTGCTTTCACTTGTTTAGTTGTTTGCATTGACCTAGCTAAAGCTCTTGTGTATCTTGAAGAAAGAGTATCGTAGAGGTTATCTTCGATAGCTTCTTCTGTCAACGCAAATGCTAATGCTACAGTTTCGTGTGTGAAACGTGATGTCCAAGATTCTTGAGCTGTATCGTAAACGACTGCTGCTCCTTCTCCCTTAGTCGGTGCTTCACCAAACCCACTTAACATTACTTCTTCCTCGAACGCTCTTTCAGAACTTTCGGTGTCGAAGATGTCTTCGTGTTCGTTATTATATCTCTCATACTCTAATCCAAAGAGAGCATGGAGTCCTGGTACTAGTTCTTTGACTAGTTGGGCTCTATTAATTGCCATTATTTATTCTCCTTAGATTATACAGCAAATGTGTTAGTAGGGAATGTGAATAATCCTCTCGCATAAGCACCTATTTCATTGCTTGGTTGCGAAGCGAATCCAACACATAACGCTACACCACTTGATGTTGTTGCAGTCACACCCTCTTTAGACCTACCGTTGGTTGTTGAACCAGCTGTAGTTGAAAGAGTGTATTTAGAGCCGATAAAACTTACTGCAGGTGTGCCTGCTGTAAATTGAGCTTCGTAAACAATTCCTGGGTCATTGTAAACGAGAGCTTCTGCATCGTCTCCGCCTAGAGTAGCCGTGTCGGCAGTCCAAACTTTTGAAAAAGTTGGGGTACCGTCAGTAGCTGTAAAAAATACTCCATAAAATACGCCTACAGGAGTGCCTGTCGCCGTGCCTTGAATGACATAACCACTAGATAAATTAACAACATCACCTGAAAAGATTGATGCGTTAGTTGCACTTGCGATTCTCATTTTAGCAGGACGAATAACACCACCGTACATATGATATGCTGGAGTAAAACCATCTGGTTTATTTGTATTAGCCATGATAATCTCCTTTGCTTATATACATTGTTATTATTAATCTCCTTTGTTGGTAGGTTTGCTACCAAACGCGACTTTAGAAGACCTTTGGATATCACTATCTTTTATAGGCATTCTAGCGTCACTTTCTCGCATAAAGGAATGGTCTACACCGTCCATAGCAGATTTTGCTTGGTTTTGAAAATACTCTGTACGTTCATGTGCGGTTTCGACTGGAACTTTAGCGAGGATTAAACCTCCGACCCCAATTACTCCTGTATTGCTTCCGCTATCTATTGTAGGGGCTTCGAAATCAGGATAATCTTCTGCTCTTACAGGTTCATATCCTTCTCTAATACGTTTAGACATATTAGATTTATCATCTTGTCCTCTAGTAGCTTCACGAATCCACCTGAATTGATATCCAGGAGGTGCTTCAGGTGCGTCTAACATTGACGGGGGTTTCCAAGGCGTTCTGCGAGTTTGAGAGGCTCGTGTCTCTGCAGACCGTGAGTTACGGTCAGTTCTGACTTCTGTTGTTTTATTATCTTCGGTCATTTTATACTCCTTCGATATGCTTAGCATATTCTTCTAGTGGCACGTTTAGTCTTTTAGCTATTGCTACTTGACTTGGTGTCAGCTTTATTTTGCGTGATGATTTTTTACCGCTAGCACCTCTGCTAGAAGCAGCAACCTGTTGCACGGGGGCAGATTGCTCGTTAGAAAATTTGTGTGGAAAAGTTTCAGCCATACGTTTGTCTACTTCGCTGTAATACGTATCAGAAGTAGGGTCTATTCCCCCCTCAACTAATTCTTTATGTATTCCAAAAGCTGCAAACGTCATTGCTTGGTCATCTCCGAACCATGTGTTCTGTTTAGCCCACTCCTCTGCTTTCGGGTCTGGTCCAGCAGCCTGAGGTTGTAGTGTAGGCTGATATTCTTCAACAGGAACTTCTTGAGCTTGGTTTTTCTCTCTGATTTGTTGCTGTGCGGATAATCTTCTAAGATTTTCTGCTTCGGCACTTACTCTAGAAAGTTTTTCAGTTGCATTAGCAACTGCTTCTCCATCTCCTGCATCCTGAGCCTCCCTTAAAGCGGTTTTGGCTCTTTCAATTTCTGATTGTACCCTATTATCATACTCTTTGAAAAGCGAAGAATCAGAGTTCTTTAACTTTTCTTTTAGGGTAGTAGCTGTTTGATTAACGCTTTGAGCATAATTAACAGCTTCATCTCGCTGTCTTTCCGCTTCCCGCATTTTATACGTTAACTTATCAATACGTTTTTGTACTGAGTCGCTAATTTGGTCTAGCTCGTCTTTTGGTTGAGCTTCTTCTACTGCGGTTTCTTCGACTACTTCGTCTTTAATCGAATCGTCAACATCTGCCGCTCTTACGTCAATTTCCCCTTCGGGAAGTTCTAATTCTATTTTTTCTGCTTCGTTTTGCATGAGTCCTCCTCAAGATTGTTATGATAAAATTGCTTCTGGGTCATCTATAGTAGCTAAGATTTCGTCATCATTTAAAAGACGCATGTCGCCACCTTCTATTTGAAAACGAGCACCTGCGTATCTACCGAAGATTACCCAATCACCTTCTTTACACCAAGGTCCTTCAGGAAACTTATGTAAGTCACTATAAGCATCAGCTCCCATGGCAACAACATAACCTACAACAGTCGCAAGTCTTTCCTTGTCTACCGTTGATTTAGCTAAATGTATGCCGCCTTTAGTCACTGTTGATTGTGTAAAAGGTAATATTAAAATACGATACCCCGTTGGACGTGGTAGCGATTCCGCATGAGCTTCTAAGTTTTCAGGAGTAATAACTTCATCTGGTGCTTCTGCAACAGGAGCCTTATCACTTCCGAATTCTCTTAATACTCTATTTGGAACAGTTTTTGTTTCGACTTTATTAGTCATTTGCATCCTCCATATTAGAATGTAAAGTTTGAATCTCCTGTTCGGCGAAATTCAAACCTGCTATTTCACCAACTATCCTTTGGTATTGATTAAAGTCTTCAATACTTCCAGAAGCTAATGTCTGCGTAAGAGCTTCTTTTCTCTCACGATATTTACGGAGCAAATGCTCCGTAGCTAAGATATAATCCATTTATTTAATGTAGTTATACCAAAGAAGTCCTTTAGTTTGTCCGTAAGCAGCCTTTACTTTAGACTCTTTACCAACAACGTTGCCTTTTGCGTCTGTATTTACTTCACCAGCAGCAACTGTTTGTGTTTTAGTGTTGTCTACCATTTTAGGCTCACTAGGAGCAGACCTGTTCACCTTTTTAGAAGGCGACGGGTAATCTCTATTTTTATGCATATTATTCTCCGTTTTTATTGTCTACTATCTCTAACTGTTTTTACCAGTTCGTTATAGTTCTTATCAGCATCAGCTTTTGCTTTTAGCTCTAATTCTTGCAATTCTATAGCAGATTTAGTATCTTGTACTTTTAAATCAGCTTCTATTTTTTCACGTTTAATCTGTGCGTCTAGTTCTGCTTTCATAGCCGCAAGTTGTGCATCTCTTGCATCATCTTCTGATTTCTGCATTAACTGTTCTTTTTCTAATTGCAACTGCTGCTGGAACATTTCCATTTGAGGATTTTGTTGTGCTGCCGCTTGTGCTTGTGCCATCGCTTGTGCTTGACCTGTAACTTGTTGTGTTGCTTGTGCTGCCATCATAGCTATTTCGTTCATCATTTCAGGCGGCATAGGTTGGTCTAACGGAGGTAGTGGTTGACCCATTGCTTGTTCTATTTGTTGTCTATATAACATAGACTGGTGTTCTTGTATATTTGCACCTATTGCTTGCGTAGCGATAGGGTTTTGCTGAACCATAGGATTTTGCATAAATGCACTATGGGCTCCAATATACGCCTCGTGGTTTTGGAAAGGGTACGCTTTTATAGGATTCCCTGTCATAGCTGCTTGTTGGTCGCTTATCGGGTCTCTCGGCGGTACTTCTTCCTCTGGCGGTAATAACGCATCAATATCTTTAATATTTAACGCTATGTACATTTTTCTATAAGATTCTCTTAAATCGTGTAATTCAGGTGCCGCTTGTGCCATTTGAAGTTGTGCTTGGGCTAATGTTATTCTTTGCGTCATACTAAAAATATTAGGGTCGCTAACAGGTATAACATCTACTGAGCTGTCGAAATCTTGTTTGAAAACGTTTTCAGACGCACCTTGTACTTGATACGGGTATTCAGGGGGTAAAAACTCACCAAATACTCTTTTTAGAATTTTAAATTCACATCTTTGTGCATAATGTAATCTTTTATGGATTGCAGACATAACTCTTTGTCCTTTTTCCATTAACGCTACTGTTGTTCCTACAGGTGCTTCAGAGTTACCATCGCCTGTTGGATTTTCTACTGTAGCGGCAAATCTTTTACCAGAATCTACTAATGCTCCCAATAACGTAGCTAAAGTACCGCTTGGCTCTTTATAGGGTAAAGGAAGAAAGGCATCTTGTAATCTTCCTCCTGGAGCATCGACATCTCTCCATTCTCCTGGTTGTAATGGGTCATCATGACGTTGAATATTTAATCCACGTGATTTAAATCCTGCTGGAAGGTTAGAAAGCGTACCTGCGTCTATTAATTGTCGTAAAATCGCTGTAACTGACTTAGTTAGCCCGCCCATCATGTGAATTAAGCCAAAACCGTAAAAACCTAGTCCTGGAAGGAACTTATAATGCGTAAAATGTTCAATTTTCTTACGCATTGGGTCTTTTTCGTTGTAATTTGGTCTAATTGAAAGAATTTTGTTGTTATCTTTGCAAATAGTAACGATATAGGGCAGTGCTAAGCCTGTTTCTTCTCCATCTTCGTCTAAATCCTGATATCCGTCTAAATCTAAGTCAACATGCATCTCTAAAAGTGTGTATTCTTCGTCACTAACTGTTCTACTTAGTCCTTGAAGCTCCTCTATTTTGTCATCAACCTCTGTTGTTTCGGCTGAACTTCCTGGAGACGCCATATCCATGTCTTTGTAGAAACCAGATAGCTGTAATTTACGTAATTCGTTTTCATTCATATGAATTACGTGTGTAATTCTAGGAGAAGTTAGTAAATCCACTGCATAATACGGAACAACTAAATCTTCTGACTTAACAAACCGTGCGACAGCCCGTCCAACAGCAGGGTCATAGTAAACTTTTTTAAATGCTGAACCAGATAAAGGTAAATAAAATAAAAGTTGGTCCATTTCTGGGTCGTATTCTTCCATTTTGTAGGTTATTTGGTAATTCATGAAATTTTTAACACGATTTGCTTTTTCCATCTTAGCGTTATCGGTCATTCCTAAAATTTCTGTATCAACAGGTCCGCCCGCAGGCAACATTTCTTTATATGCTTGTGCTTGAAACTGAGTTACAGCTTCTGCAAGTATTGGGTGATGAACTCCCGAAGCCCCGACAAAAGGTTGTGACCTGGAAGTAGAATTTATTCCTAATAAATCTAGTCCTTCTGTGTATGTTTGAAACCAATCATTTCTAGAATCTAAATCATCTTCGTAAGAACTAACTAATTCAGTTGCTATCGTGTTTAGTTCTCGTTCATCTAAGCTATCCGCTAAGTTTTCTCCGAACTTTGAAACAGTTTCTTCAGGCATGTCGCTGCCTCGAATTATTGAACCGTCTGGTTGTACAAAAAGTTCAGTTTCTTCTTCGGGCTGTGCCATAATCTCAAGCTCTATTGCTTCAGAATTATCAGGTACTGCGGAGATTGCTTGTTTTTCAATAGCCATGTTGATAAATCATAGTATGATTTTGATTAATAATAAACCCTTTCGCCTTCATAATAACTTTCTTCCTCAAAATAATCACTACTTAATTGTAAAAATCCGCCTTCTCTAAACCTTGCTAGTGCTAATGTTGTAGCATCAACAAGGTCATCATTTTCTCCACCAGGAAAGTCAGAAACTTCTTCCATAAGTTCTTCGCCGAATCTATTATCAGGCACCCAAACACGCCCGTCTTGGAAAATCGGCGATACTGAGTTTAATCTTGCAATTTTATCTTGTCCTTTTCCAGGACTAAAAGTGTTTACAGGAATACCTACCCTACGCAGTTCTTGTACTAATGGAATACCACTAGCTTTTGCTTCAATAATTACTGTGTCGGGGTCCCAATAATCATACAAACGTAACGCTTCTGCTTTTAATTCAGGAAAATCAAATCTTTCTTTAATACAGTCTATTAAAATTAAATGTGCTTCGTTTCCAGGATAATGTTCTTCACCTATTTTTCCTTCAGGGTACCAAACTCCCCATGTAGTTATAGCGGTAAAGTCGGCTCTTTCTGATTTTAAAAAAGCTGTGTCATAACTTTGTATAATATAATCGCATTTAGGCGGCTGATTTTCGTCCCAAACATTAAACCAGTCTTTAGGAATAATCGAAATACCTTCACCTGTAGGTCTTTGCATATATTGTGCCGCCCACTTAGACGGACTAACAGAAGCTTTTATACTTTCAAGTTCTTTTAGTTCCCAAAATTCTTTCCAAAGAGGTTTACCACTAGGTAATATAGCAGGAAATTCTATTATCTCCCATTGGTCTGAACCTTCATCTTGTGCCATTTTCCTAGTTAATCTACCTGTTAAATCTTTTTTATTCCAACGGGTCATAACTATAACGATTGCACCTCCAGGCTGTAATCTTTGACGAGGACCTGCCATAAACCATTCGTAAGCTTCCTCTAATGCTTTATCAGACATAGCGTCTTGTTCAGAATGGGGGTCGTCAATAATAAACAAATCCGCTCCTCTACCTGCTAATGCACCACCAATACCTGCCGCGTAATATTCGCCGCCTTTATTTGTAAGCCATTTACCCGCAGAACGGCTATCTGCTTTTAGTTCTGTATCTGGAAATAGTTCTTTGTATTCCTCACCGTCAATTAAATCCCTAACTTTTCTACCAAAGTTAACTGCAAGGTCAGCGGTGTGGGTTGCTTCTATAATTTTTAACTTAGGGTTTTTACCTAATAAGTAAGCAGGAAACAAATGTGATGCAAACTCAGATTTAGTATGTCTAGGCGGCATATTGATAATTAAACGTTTTAATTTACCACTAGCAATATCGTCAAAAGCTTTCGCCATTTTTACGTGATGGTCGCCGTTAATAAATTCAGACCAAATAGATTTTACAAAATCCATAAAAGTACTTGTAGCTTTTTCTTGGAACTCACGTTTTTCTAATTCTTCTAATAAAACTGTAAACTCTTTAGCTTCAGATTTATTCAAATATGCAAGGTCTATGTTTTTTAAAGCTTTTAGCTTATCTGCGTTAGATGTCATTTATTTCATTCTATTTCTAGCAAGTTCTCTTATTAGGTCTTGTACCATATCGGGTGAAACGTTTTGAAACTCTGATAAATTATTTAAAGGGTCTAACGAAATATACGTATCTCCCTCTCCCTTAAATCTTCTAGGTGGAAAACGTAAAGCATCGTAGCCTTCTTTTTGAAAGAAATCAGTTGTTTCTTTATTAATAGATGACGGAGTTTTATTCACGCTATCTCTTATATTGCCTCTAATTCTATCTATATCGAAATCCATTTGATTTGTACCGCCCGCACGACTTGGTCTACTTCGGTACATTTCTCGGTTAGTTAATAACTGGTCTATATCAGACGGCATATTATCAACATCTAAAACTTTGTTAAATTTAGGCTGTAAAACTTTAAGACTTTTTTTACTAAACTCAGGCAATCTGGGGTCTAATGCATCAGCGGCTAAATATGTGGGTTTATTAGATAACGAAGCTATTCCTCTTTCACCGCGAAACATAAACGGTGTTCCTGCTTCTTCGTTTCTGCGAATTTGTGTAGCTAGTTCATCGATATCAAAGTTTTGTGGGTTAGCTTTTGTTTTAAAAGGTAATTCAGGTTGGTCAAAATCCCTTTTAGATGATAGTTTTTCTAGTGTCTTATCTGATGGTGGAAACGTTGTTTTTCCCGAACTTTCGGAAGCTTTACTTTTATCTAGAGCTTTTATGCCTTTAGCTAACTCATCTTTTGCTTTTGTTATAAGTTTTTCTAACCTTGTTACTTCTAAAGCTTCATCAGGGTCTCCTGCGGCAACTCGCATACTACCTTCTTTGCGTTTAACAAGAGCGTTGATTTTACTCTTTTGTTTTGCAATCCAAACAGGGCTATAAGCCGCAACTGTTTTTACACCGCCACCGCCTAAATAAGTTAGCGGGTCGTTAGCTTGGGTTTTTAAAAAGCCCCCCGCTTTTACTAAATTTTCTATTACAGGGTCGTTAGGTAAAGCACCTTCAAGACCGCCGCCCATCAAATTATAAATACCTTGAAGCAATGGGTTCA